CGACTCATCGCCCACGAAACCAGCCGCCACCGCGATCTCATACGCACTGGCTCCATCCTGACCGTCCGCCCCGGGAGCGCCGTCCTGCCCATCCTCACCGGCAGGGCCCACGAGGGAGGCCAACCACGCCGACTCATCGCCCACGAACCCAGCCGCCACCGCGATCCCATACGCACTGGCTCCATCCTGACCGTCCGCCCCACCACCCGCATCCTCAGACGGAGGCAGCCATCCCAGCTCCACTGTCCGCACCGGAGCGTCCAGCGTTACCGTCACATTGGTCACGTCATCGGCCATTTTAGACTTCCGTGTATGGCTTGATCACTAGGCAGGTTCCGGCCAAGACTGGACCGATGACGCGGCCCGTGGCCGTTGTGAGCATCAGGTCCCAGCCATAGCGGCCCGCGGCCAGGTTCTCCGTTTGCTCCGCAGACAGATGGATTGTGATTTCTCCATTCACCGCATCCGTGATTGCTGGTTCTAGGTCCACCAATAGCACTCCACCGGGAATGCTCCTTACGTGGGCCGATGCGGTCCATCCAGTCAGATCAACCGGCACCGGCGGAGTTTGGCCGTCTTTGGCAATGATTCGGAGCGGTCCCAAATCCGCCCCTTTTCGGATTTCCAAATTGTATGGCCCCGGTTTGATCATTGCTTTTTGGCCTAGGTCAATCCAACCAGCCGATGGAAAGCGCCACGAGAGATCCGGCCGGAATTTCCACGGAACCGGCCGGCAACACGATGTCATTGTCCCATTCCACTCCCGCACTTATTCCCGTGCCGATCAGGTAAACGAGGACTTGCCCTTGTAAGGACGGGACGTTGTAGGTGATCGGCGCCGCGGCGCCGCGCGTGTCGATCAACCATTGTTCCCCTTGCACGCCGTCCACCTCCAAAGTGGGAGCCATCGGCGCCGCGATGGAAAGGAGCGTCCAGGGCAAGGTTTTCCCCTGGCCACCGAGACAAGCCTCAATCCCAAAAACAATTTGTAAGCCTTCAACCATGCGGCCGTCTTCGAGGTAACGGTCCGTCATCTCGATGTCCCAGCCGTGGAGGACGTAGCCGGCCGCTTGCCAAATTCCAGCCGCGTGCACCGCGAACATGCAGGCCCGAAACGATCGTTCGAGATTGCGGACGGCGGTTTCGTGCCCATCCACAAGAGACGGTGGGCCAAGGCGCGGGGAGACCACGGCTAGGGCCATGCGGACGGTGTAGAGGTCTTCCACTTCGTTCGTTGCGTCCAAACAGTTCACAAGCACGTAACGCGCCGTCGAGGCCACGGGCGTGTTGTCGGACCCTGCCCGGACAGACAGATCAAGCTCCGCACCTTCAAACACCGCGCGGAGAGACGCGACCAGGCCTCGTTCGATGGCAGTTTCGTTCATGGAAGTTTGCCGATGGTTATCACGGCTTGCCACCGTGATCGCTCGTCGAGCCGCTCGACCAGCCGCGCCGTGGTTTCGGCGGATTCCGCAGATTCTTTCAGTTCCGCGATGTCTTCCCGGAGAGGTTGCAAGGCCAGCCATCCGCACGAACCCACGACGGCCAAAATCACGCTAGCCCACGCTGCAAGGACACCCCAGTCGTTCCCTTTGCTAATGCGGTCCGCGACCTTTTCCACGCTTTTGGCCAAGCCATCCATTTTGGCCACCAAGCCTTCCACGCTTTCTTCGAGCCGCGCGGAGCGGACATCGGTGGCGTTTTGCCGGCTGAACAATTCCCGGAACAGGTCTCGCTCCGTGCCGGTCTCTAGCATTTCCGTGGTGCTCATGCGGGGCGGAACATCGGTTCAGGGATCACAAGAGGGGACGCGTAAAGAAGACCGGGGGAGATTTTCCACGAGGGGAGACGGAGCAACATTCCACCGGTGGCCATGGTCCACGCGGCCGCGGCCAGTTCAGAGCAAAACCAACGCCGGGAGGATTCCGCCGGGTTCACCTTCCGCCGCGAAACAAAACGGAGCACGGCGCCCCAATCGTAACCTTTGCCGATTTGGTGATTGAGCCAATCCACCATGCGCCTCCGTTGGTGCTCGTCCAGAGGTTGGGCGAAGCGGGCCACGCGGTCTTTTGGCGATGGCCACCAGTGATCGTAACGGCGGACACCGGTGGATTGCCGGGCCTCCCACATGGTCATGGTCTGCGGGTCCCAAATGCACACGTGATTCCAGGGGGAACGCGAATGCCAACGGATCAAGGCCGCCCCGATGTCGTTTCCACGCTGAAAGACCAACCGCACGAATCCCGGCAAGCTGTCAATAGGCCCCATGGGCGCATTTCACACCGCCGTGCAGCAAGACCCGCCGCCCGCTTCGATGAACCTCCGCGGAGGCGCACGCGTCCCAGCCCAACGGGACTTCTGGACGTTGCACGGCACCGGAAATCGTTTCCAAGACCGAAGCCCGCCACAGGGTGAATCCAGCGCCCACAGTTCCCACGTCGATCGGATGGTCCGGCAGTTCATCCATTCGCCAAACTCCCTCCCACCGGTCCGCGCGTCTGGAAGCCACGGCGAATTTCGTATTTTGACGGCCAGGATAGGCACTGGCCACGGCGCCAATTCCCGATTCTACGGGAAGGGCTAGCGACAGCGCTTCGATGGCATCGTCCCGGTCCGGAAAAACATCATCTTCCCAGGTCAGGACGATGGACGATTCCCGGGAAATGTATTGAGCCGCCCGAAGAAATAGGCCTGAAACCCGGGAATGTCTGACCGGTTCCGGGACGGAGCCGAAAGACACCGCCGTGGAACCAGTGTTCCAAATGGTCACGGATGCGGCCCCGAGTGTCGCAAACGTAGCGAGTCGCGCTTCCATTTCCACGTCCGCACCTTCGCAACCAATGATCAAACGGAGGTTGTCCGGAGATGGCTTCCTTTGACGGGCCCACGCTTCCACCCATTTTCTAAAGCCTGACACGGTCCGTTGCAATGTGATGACGCTGAGAACGCGGGCACTCCACACCGCTTCGTGTTTGCCCCTCGTCTTGCCTCGTTGCCCTGGATGATCTCTCCGCACTGCGCCGGATGCCCACCGCTCCGCCCGGAAACCAATGCCTTGCACGCGAACCCCGAGTGCCCAATCTTCTAACCATGTCCGCGGCCATCCTCCGGCCATCCGCACGGCACGCGTCCTCCAAAGGCCGTTGGTATCGATGCCCCAAGCGTCCCGGGCATCGGCACCGGGAGTGCACCAAGGGCCCAGGTAGCCGGCTTCGTGCGCCACCCCGGAGAGCGCGGCCCGCGCCGATGCTCCGATGTCACGCGGGACCTCGTTGTCCGCGTCCCAAAAATGGACCCACTCCGCGGTGACGTGATCCAAGGCCGCGTTTCGGGCATCCGCCGGATGTCCCCAGTTGCCACGGATCACGGTCCAAAACGCGGACGGGTCCGGGAACTCGGATGCCTCGACCCCATCAAGAGCGAGTATTAGTTCCCCGCCCGGGTTTTCCATAAACCACGCCACGAGGACATCTAGCAAAAACGGCACATAAGGACGGTGAGCCGTGACGACGACAGCGAACGTTGTTTCCGGAGGGGTGACGATGCGGACCGTGGCCGCGCCCGTTTCCCGCATAAGAAGGTCCACGGACCGGGCGGAAGGGAAATTCGGCATGGTGCGGAGAATGTCCCCGGGATCGAGCTCCGCCGGAACTCCGCCCACGGCAATGATGAGCCGCGAACTACTGGCCACTGCCGACACCTCCACATACGGACGGGATCAACACCGTTTTGCTGGACGAGCCGCTAGCCCCTCCGCCCACTTTTTCCCAAGTGGCCAAGACTGAAATTTGTTCACCGATCGCCAACGTCTTCGCTGAAAACTGTGGAGGCACGGTCCACGAGACCAACACTCCCACCGCGATTGTGCTTTGCCACCATTGTTCGGTGATGACTCCCACGGAGCCTTCCAAACCGATGGTGACCAGATAATTACTGCCAGCCGCGCCGCCAGTGAATTGGACGCCACCGCCATAAATCGTAATGGTAACACCGTCCTCGATGACGTAGACCGGTTCGACACACGCGGATCCGTCCACATAGCCCAAATAATCGGGCAGATTCGTGTTTAGGGTCCATGCAAAGACGAGAGCCGGATCCGGGACCGGATCAACCGGAGGAGGTGCCGCGGTTTCGCGCCGTTGCCTACGCATCGGCAACCATTCCGGTCCCTTAGGGGGAGAAGGCAACAACAACGGGTCCGGAGCATCCGCCCGCACCAAAACCCCGTCCGCATCGACCGGCGGCACCGTCAAAGACGGGAACGTCTGCGTTTCGATCGGGGCCAATTCCGGCAAAGCACACCCTTGGCCAAACGGATCCGAGACCGGCGCCGTGCCGTCGAATGGCCGCACAGTCAGCAAAACGGCCGGATCCACTGGACCGTCCGCCAAATCGCAATCTACGGGTGCCGTAGTCCAATCCCATGCCAAGATGTCCGCTTCGGTGATGTCCGCCGCTTCGGCCACGCGTTGCACGCCGCCACTTACCACGAACCAAATACCGCCCCGATAACGCCACCATTTGTCCGTCCAACCAATCCGGCGGACATCATGCCCCGCCCGGGCCACATGATGGGCGAAAGGAAACGTCATGCGGGGAGGAATGCTCATGGCAAGGAATCGCGGTGAATCACCCAATAAAATTCCAGCGTGGAACGCCGCGCGGTCCGTAGATTTTGTTCACCCATGGACACGCTGTAAGTCCAGTGAATTTCCCCGATGTAAGGCACCGCCGTGCCTTCGTCCGCTTCGTCTTCGGACAGATCGTTGGCGAACGTATCGTCTTTGAGGGAGAGCCAAATCGAGTAACGTGCCGTTTCCCCTTCGCCTTGCTTGTAGACGAGGTAATCGTTCAGCGCCTGGAGATTGATCGGGGCGTCCGGTTCCCGGCGTTTGGCCGTGGCCCGCATGGTGACCGCGGGCAGATCGATGACCCGGCCGCGCCGGATAAACTGGACAATGAGCGGGAACTCATCCCCGCGCCGGACGTGACAGACCGCGCGGTTGTCCTCCGTCTTTTGCTGGAGACCCACGAACCCGAGGACTCCGGAATCCAGATCGATCACCGCATCGATGCCCCCGTGAGGATCGGTCGGAGCGTATTCGATGCCGATGGTCAGCATCACGGTTGCCGAGTTCCCGTCCCCGTTCGTGGCCCGGAGACCCACGCGGAAGGTGGATCCCTCGGACTCGGAATCGGGAGTTCCGGAGATCCGGCCCGTGGTCGTGTTCAGCGTCAGACCGGTGGGCAAACCGCCGGAAACGATAGACCACGACGTGGCCGCGTCCGATCCTGGCGCCAAGGCCGGTTGAAAGGCATAGGCCCGCCCTCGTGTCATCACGAGGACGGAGGTAACAGGATCGATGACAGGAACGGCCATGAGTGTGTTTTACGCGATCCAGGCAAAGCCCGGTTGGATGTCAGTTTCGCCCGAGGGCAGGTTCAGGCCTTGCACGGCCAACAATCCGTCAAACGCCGGGGCGTCGAGAATGTCGAAGCGAGCCAGCCGCGCCCGGATCCCAAACGTGGCCGCCGTGGGAGCACCGGCCACGGTCCGGGCGCCATACAGGGATTTTTCCGCCTTGATCATGTTCTCGCCGGAGGCAAGGACGCGTTCGAGTTCGAGGCCGATCCGGTGCCGGGTGGGCGTTGGCCCCAGGTAGAGCGTCTGGTCGATCGCCGGGTTTGCTTCGTCCCAGGTGATCGATTCAAGGTTCGGGCCCGGCGTGCCCGGGGAAGTGGCCGCCGTGGGCAACCCGTATTCCACCAGCAGTTGCCAGCGGACGCGGTTGGAGGATTTGAGAATCGCCGCATCAAAGCCAAACTCCACGCGGAAACGAGTCCGGAGCCGGAACTGTTCCGCCGTGACCAGCAACTCGAACAACGGCAGGTCGAACGCGGACGGGTAGTAAGAGGAGGTTCCGGCTTTCAAAGCCACTGGATACCATGCTCCCCGCCGCTTCACCGGATCCCACGCCGCGCCCACCAAGCCATTGTTTGGCACCGATGCGGACGGACGCCCGCCACCGCCAGGCACGATCACCGATGATCCGGAGACGTTGCGGTAAACCTTGCCGGATTGTTGCTCCGTCGGAGGCACCGCCATGGACGGCAAATCCGCTGGGGCCGTGGTGGTGTGGATCGCCGGGAGCAACCCGCCGCGGAGTTTGGTGGTGTCCAGAGACAGGATGCCCGTTTCAGGAATCGTGATCGGTTTCCGGGACGGGGTGACCGTGGAGACCGTGGGCAACGTCCATCGTGCGATTTCGGCCACGGTGTCGTCGGAAGCGGTGAGTGAACCAGAGGGGAGGAGATTTTCCAGAGCGGTCAACCGGGCGCCAATTTGCGCCAAAAGCGCGGCCACCTCCGGCAAATCCCCCAACGTGTGGGTGTGCGCCAAGAAGTGTTCTTCCGCGCCCACGGTGGAGATGAGAATCCGGACCGGCAAGTCTGCGGGAGAACCCACAGTCACCTCCACGGCAGACGGGGAAACGATGCTGGTTTCGACCCCTGACTCGTAACGGATCAAGCCCCCGGCATCGATGGCCGTGACGATCAATTGCTCTGAATCCAGATTGTGCGGGATGACGTAGGTTCCAAACGCCGCGATCGGTTCCGAGATGAAATGCCGGCTTCCAAAAAAGATTTGATCCCGGGAAAACGGACGATAGGTCTCGGGAGACGTTGGCCGGACCCAAGACGGGTAAACGTTTAGCCCGTTGTCCGGCGCCAGCTTGGGCACGATCGTGATGGGCCCGCGATAGCCGGTCACCGTGTAAACCGCTTCGAGGTCATCGTCCGCCGCGGTTTCGTCCCGGAGTCTCCACGTGAGATCTAGTTGGAACGTCTCGGACTGCTTGCCCCGAAGAGCGGTGTTCAGCGAGTGCCAGGTGAGCGGAAGAACGATCGTGGGATCTCCCACCGGAGCGTCGACCACCTCCACGGTGATCAACTCCTCATCTTCCCCGGCCAACGCCCCGCCGAACGTGATGTGTGCGGTCCCGGACGCTGGACGCGTGACAGTCAGCTCCGCACCATCGGCAATTTCCGACGTCGTGAGCCACGCTTGAATGGCTTCTTGGATCTCTTCCGGCCCGTCATCGATGGACAAATCCGCAGACACCCGGCCATTGCCCCGCCGCAACCGATACACTCCCGCGAACCACGGATCCAAGCGCAGTGCCTGGATTTCCGGAATCAACACGCCGTCCACAGACGCCCCTTCTTGGACGATTTCGACCTTTGGCCCTTCCGGGAGCGTCCGCTCGAAGGTGTCCGTGAACGCCACCGGAGCTTGCACGGCGCGGAACTCGTAAAGCCACGTGCCATCCGCTTGCTCTTCTTTGGTCCACCGGAGGAAAGAGGACGGAGACAGGACATTCTCCCGGACGGAAGGGTCATCGATTTCCCCGGAAAACAACACCAGCCACGACCCATCCACGAGCACCGTTTCCAAGGCCACCGCTCCGTAAAGCGTGGCCATGCCGGTTTGAAATGCGGCCGCGGACGCGTTGTAATCCAGCGCCGCCGTGGTCGAAACTCCGGTGGTCAATCTGAACGTGCCCGCCGTGGGCCGCGCGTCCACCTTGGAAATGGTAGCCGTGACGCCAAGGACATCCCGCGGCGTTTCAATATATTCCCCATCAATCCGCGCCTGGAAGCGGAAGGCCATGACCAAGTCCGTGCCCTGCTTCAGCGTTGGAAAATCAAAAGAGCCCGCGCCGGTGGTATCGTTCAGGCGATGCCGGGCCAAATCGTTGTATAGGCGGACCATGGATCACAGGTCCGCAACAGGTCAATCAATCACCGGCATCGGGCACCGGATCCCCATCCAACTGAAAGAAAGCCGGATCAAACGGCACCACGGCCCACGGCCACGGTGGGTTCAAGCCGTCCGCTTGCGGTTCCGCCCTGGCCGCCTCCGCCCGCGCTTCCCGCTCCGCCTCCAACGCGGCCCGCTTGTTCAATCCAAACCCGTCACTCATTTGTCAAACACTCCAAAACTTCCCCAACACCTGCGAACGGGAAATGGTCGCGTTGATCACCGAATCTTGCCGTTCCAGATCATCCAACAGTTGCCGGATGATTTCTCCTCCGAAACCCGTATACCCCAAGGACACCTCGATTCCTTCCAGCGGCACGTCCGGGACGCGGACGGCGTGCCGGAGATGGTAAAAGGCGTGATGTTCCACAAACGGTTGAAAGGCGCGGTCTGGTTCTTTCTTCGGGTCCCCTCCCGCCGGTGAAAGCATGTAAACGGTGGCCAACGGTTGCACGTCCACGCCCGGGTCCCGTAACCCATCCCGCAGTTGGGCCAACGGAGAGGGGACCGCCACGTCCGGGACCGTCGTGGAGGTGCCCACGCGGAACACTTCCTCGTGGGCATTTGATAAGCCCAGTAAAACCCGCCCATCCGGCCGCACGTCCACCACGGTTTGCGGACGCCTCACGGTGAGGTGGATGGAACAAGACCACAAGGTCCGCCACCCTCCGTCCGCCCGGGCCGCCGCTTCGGCCACCGGATTCCGGACAAAGCCGCCCCCAAAATCGAAATCCCCGCGGAATTCTTCCGCCGGTTTGAACTGGTAGCGGGACGCAAAATACGGAGGGACATCGACCACCGGACGAAACCGGGCCAACGGCAATTCCGGGCCTTGGGACAACGGCACGTCTGACACCACGCCTTTCGCATCAGTCACCGCCACGACTGCTTCTTCCCAATTCACAATCCCTGCCCCGACGATCGCCCGCCATTGCCCCGCTTCGGCATTCCAGCGGATGCGGGTTTTCCACGCGTGCGCTTCCCGGACGGACGCCGTTTCGGTCACCTCGATGATTTCGGTCCGGATCAAATCCCGGATCATGTCATTCCACCATTCCGCCGGGAGACGGAACAGTTGTTCCCGGGTAAACGTGGGCAGTTTGATGGGCCGTCTCATGGTTGGTTCAAACCGCCCAGAAATAGACCCGCGCCCCGCTGGTCCCACTGGCCAAATGATGCCGGACGATTTGCCGGACCCGGCCATTGCCGCCGGTCCAGTGGACCAAGGCGAGCGGTTGGGCGTCCGGGTCCCGTTCCGTCACGTGGGAGATGGTGGCCGGTTCCTCTGGAGACTTGGCCCTGTGCAACACGACCCACGACCGCACCGTCCCGGATTTCATCCGGCCCACTTCCAGAGTAGGCTTTTGCCCCTCCACTCCGGACTTCACGGACCTGCCATCAAGGAACCGGTCACCGATCGCCACAGACTCCCCGTCGAGCGTCCCCTCAGAGATGCGGAACGCATTCCCCGACAAACTGACGCGGAACGGGTGTGGATAGCTGCCCCGGCGTTTGACGATGATCTCCACGCCGGAAGGCGTTTCTCGAAACCGAATCCCCGGTTTCCGAATAAACTGCCGCATCCGTAGCCACCGGAGCAACGCTTGCCACTTCAGCCAGATCAGATCACCCGGCTTGACGTAAAGCTCCCGGAGGTTCACCGCTTATCGATCAACGTTTGCGACGGAGGCCATCCACCCGGAGGACTCTTGATCCATTCTTCCACCAGCCGCACCGCGTTCCCGAATTTGGACGGCCGGGCCTGGAGCGTGAGCCAATCTGCATCCCCCCAGTCCACATCCTTCAACGCCTCAATCGGCAACCGTTTGATCACTTGTCCGGCCCGGCTCATGACATCATCCGGCACACTGGCCAACACGCGAGTCCGTCGCACGATGGCCCCCGGCAACAAGTAGGTTTCCCGGCCGAACATCGGGTTTCGATCCCCGATTTTCACCTTGCCAACATCCCCCCCGAAAAGCCCACGCGTGGCCGGTTGGGAGCGCTCCAATCGTTCCGGAAACCTCAACCTGTCTTCTTCGTCAAAATAGCCATCATACTCTAGCAGCAACGAAACCAGGATGGGAGATGATTCGAGCGGTTCCTCAGACAAGGACGGGTCCACTTCCCAATCCCCGTCTTCGTCTTGTGCGAGCGATCCTTCCCCAATTCCCCCGGCCAGCAAACCTTCATAAGTCACCACCGCGTTGATTTTCCCGGATTCCCGCGGAGAAACATCCACGTCACCGACCATGATCAATCCTTCCCACGTGCGGGGCAGGTCACGCACATCCGCCAGGGTATCCATGGCATACGGCACTTGGAACACCACCCCCCCGTCCCGCCGGTAGCTTCCTTTTAGCCCGAAAATCTCTAGTTTTACCGCCATACGATCAAGGTTTTGCAAACGTTCCCGGCGCCGGCACGGCAACCGTTTGAGGTTGGTCCATTTTGCTGTCGATGTTCTTCAGACTCCGCCCAATCCCTTCCAACAACGCCGTTTGTTTCTCCGCTTGCATATAGACAAGCTCCGCCGTTGAACGCCGGGTCAGCCGGTTGATGGCTTGGGCCATGACGCCGGGGACAAAATAACGGCCGGATGCTTCAGATTGCCCAAGACCGCCTCCGGATGATTGCCTGCTCCCGGATTGATCTTCGTTTGCTGGATCGCCCGGCACCGGTTCAGATTGCCCCATCTCCGGAGCCGGTTTGGATGCCCGGCGATTGATTGCCGCGTCCGCCCGCGCCATCGCTTTGGCCAGACCTTCGCTCAACATTTCCGGGTCATAACCCGGAGAATGAAAGTCTCCAAGTTCCACATTCAAACGCCGGATAGCAAGGGAAGGGGACGAAACAGGACTTGGATTCCCCACCGCCGCCACCTCTTTCAAGGCTCGCAAATCTCCGGGAGGATTGAGCTTTTTCAGCCGTTCTTGCAACTCCGCCAACTTGGCCTCCTCTTTGGCAATCTGCCCCTGCACAAACTCCACCGCTCCCCCCGGCTTGAACGGTTGCCCGGTCCGGCCAGGCCAATCGATGAATGGTTCCAAATCAAAGCCGCGGGCCAACGGCAGTTCGATGTTCCGGAGGTAATGCAGATTCCCGGCTTGCTGGTTGATTTCTCCTTCCAGGAGACTTCTGGCCATTCCGGCCACTTTGTCATTTCCAGGCAGCAAATCAAAGAAATTGCTCGACCCAGTAGGGGAAAGCTCCGTGATCATTTGCGTCCACGAGGCATTGATCCGGTTCAAAACCCCCTGAAACTCGATCACAAAATCATCTCCGATCTTGGACCAATCCAATTTGGTTTCGGCCAAATCTTGCAGGCCCGCCACTGAGATGTCGATGGCACTAGCCATTGATTGGCCAAAATCCCCGGCCCGGGCCGTGAGTTGAGGCATCAACCCCAACGCCGTTTCGATTCCGTCCGACAACGGCCCCACGGACGCCGCGCCGAATTCCTTCCGCACTTCCGCCAAGTTACTCACCAAGGTGGACCAAAGGCCGGGAAGCGTTTTGGACCGCGCTTCCATCATGCCGAAAAACTGGCCGCCGGGCCCGCGCATTTGGTCCAACGCGGCCCGGATCTCTTCGATGCCAACCTTGCCCTGTTCGATCGCTTTCCGGAGATCGTCCAAGCCCAAACCGGTCACGCCTTGCAACGCCGGTAGCAGGTTGATCCGTCGGTCCAAAAACTGGTTGATCCGTTCCGTGTCAAATTTCTGGTTGGCAAACCCTTTGCCGTAAACATCACCGAGTTCCCGGAGCGCTTGATCATCTTGGGCCACGGCGGCCAAGCGCTTGATGTCTTCCATCAAGTCTTGGGCCGCGATGCCGGCACCGAGCAACCCGGATTGGAGTTCGAAAATCGTGTCTGTCTCAAACGGAGTGGAGACGGACAAATCCACCCCTTGGGCCATAAGAGATTGGGCCGTGGCCAAAGACCCGGAAAACCGGGCAATTTGCAGTTCTGTATCTTGCAAGGACGCGGCCGCCTTCACCGACGAAACGACAAAAGACCCGCCCAAGACTACCGCGGCACCGGCCGCGGCCCCGGCCAAAACTCGGAAACCCTGATTTGGTCCGCCCTGAATGAAATCTTGTTGGGCCATGGCCGCCCCAAGGCCAGCTCCGAATTTGGCCACATGCTGGTTGGTGGTTGCGATGGCATTTTGCAGACCACGAAACCGGTTTGTATCGATGTTCCGCCCTAGCCCACGCCCAACCCCGGCCATTGACCGGTCCAACCCCGCGGACATCGCCGCGCCAACCACGCCCACGCGTTTGAGGTGAGCTTCCGCCGCTTGAGCATTTTGCCGCAAACGGTCAATTTCCAGGGTCAGTTCAGCGGAAACCTTCACGGGTTCGGCCTCAGGTCAAAAATCCAGCCTTGCGGAGCCGTTCCTCCCAATAGGATGCCGCGGCACGCGCCATCCGCCGCCCTTGCACGTCCAAGGCAAATTGCACCCTCCGCCGAAATCCCGTGACCCGGTCCCCATACCAAACCGCGTTCTCCAGGTAAAATCCTACTTTTCCAACCGTCGAATAGGACCGCGCCAGGCCTTCTTTGCCAGGGTGCCGCGCAATCCACGCCGGCACCGGCGCTTTTACTTCCCGCGCCCCCGGCAGCCATCCCGCCGCCAGACGGCCCACCTTGGCTTTCTTCGTGCGAATCTCCGCATGAAACACCGGGGAATAGACCGTCATTTTCTCCCCGCCTTTTCTTACTCGCCCATTGTGCCGGCTTCGACGGCTTTCCCATTCTGCAAAAAACTCGCCTTCCGTGACGATCTCCGCTCGCTGCCTCGAACGGACCGGACGCCCTACGCGCCACGCGTCCACCTCGATGGTCTTGTCTCCGGCTTGCCGGTTCTGCAATCGGGACCGGCCCAACCCCTTCGAAGGTGGTGTCACATCGATGAGCAAGCCCACGAAACCGCGCCCTTGCATCCGGATGAAGTCTTCATCGGACTTCCTCGAAGTTGGCCGGGCCACCTTGATGCCCCGCTCAAACTCCCTCATGTCAAACGTCCACCCCATCTCTAAGACGAGAGACGGTCAAGCAACGCCAAAGCGGCGTCCGTTCCAGTTTGGGGCGGAGCCATTGCCCGCGCCGCTTCCAAGGCCGTTTTCGCCGCGGCCAATTGCTCGTCCGATCCACGCGTGGCCAACCATGGCACCGTCCATTCTGAGCTTTTCCAACGCTGCACGTGATAATACGAAAGGACCCGGGGCACCGGCATTTCCCACATGAGGGCCCGCTCCGTCATGCCCGGCAGACACGCCCCAGCATCGGAGACCAGCGCGGCCACGAAATCCGGCGCCAACAAATCTGGAGGTGGCACGTCCGCACCGGATCCCGCCGTTTGCGGACGCGGTTGGATTTTCACTGTGAGCGCATCCATCAACCGGAACACTTTCTCGACATAGGCCAACACCGGCGCCACGAGGAATTCCACATCGATCGTAAACGAGTAATCCGCGAGTTCATCCTCCCACGTGCCCGCGGAGGTGGACCAAAGGACACTGTCCAAATCTGTCGCATGGGCCCAGAGGTAGCGCAAAACGACTTCCTCCGCCCAGTCCGGATCCGCAGCCTTGGCAAAATCGATGCCCAACCGCGGAAACAACAACATGGACCCCAAGGACAACGGCCGGCAAAGCTCCGGACCAAACTTCACCTTGGCCGGGAGCAACCACGCATCCGTCCGCGCCTTGTGGCGGTCTTCGGCCGTGATCACGCCAAAACTTCGTTTAGCTCCGACACCAAAGCCGGGATTTCGTCATCAGCGATACTGAATTCCCAGTCTTTAAAATACCGGCCCCAGGATTGCGCTTCAATCGCGGAATCCAGCTTCCCACCCGGCTTTAGGTCGTCGATCGGCTGCATGAAAAGCCAGATCAAAACCAAAGTCCCTTCAAAGCGTTCATCTTTGGTAAGGGCATCCCATTCCTTTTCGTCCACAATCGCAGACGCCGGCCCACCCAACCGGGGAATGATTCGTTTGTGACCCCGGGTTCGACGGTTCAAACGGAGCGGTTTGGGCTGATCTTCAACGGTTTTCATGTAACGAAAGGTTGGGTCAACCGTGGAGCATGCCCAGCAACTCCCGTTGCTCTTCCTCAGAAGCATTGGCCGGGATGGACACAAAGCGTTGGCCGTTGCGGATCACGACGTGAGGCCCCTGTCGGAACAGCGTTTGGTGCAGGTGATGCAGTCCCGTGGTGGCCACGTGCAAACGAGCGATGGTCGAGGACCGATGCGCGGAGATCCACTCTACATCCTCCCACCGTTTGCGAAATTGATCGAAGTTCAGCCGCTCCCCATCGATCACGACTTCTTCCGCCGCAAAGGTCCAGGTGGTCACCCGCCGAGGGGCACCATCGTGGAGCCGTTCCACGAAATCGTAATACGGTTTTTCCGACGAGAAACGAAATCCCGCCGCGATAGCGGACGCGGCCAGCGCGGATTCAGGATCCACAGCGCCACCACCACCGTTTTCACGGCAGACCACAGCCACGGTGATGGTTTCATCCATGACTCAACCTTACGGAGCCGCGTCCTCGTCCGTGGCGAACGGGTAATGGTTCGCTTGGACCGTAAACCGGTGGTAACGGCCGGTTTCTTGCTCCTCGGTAGTTTCGGAGATGCGGATCACTCCACCGGTCAACCCGGTAACGGACATCGAACCCGCGGCCACCAGACCTTCCGGAAGATCACCGGCTCCAGTCAGGTTGATCCGGTTTACGGAACGATACGTTTCCATGCACACGGGCACGCCTAAACGGGTAAGCAATGGCTCCGAAGTCTGGACCGTGGCTTCGATCTCCAACTCCTGGGCGTAGGTGGCGTCGACAGAACGGACGCCGCGAAGGTCTGCACAAGCTCCCATGATCGTTATGATTCAGTGCTAAAAAGTTTCTCGCTCCGGATCGTAAACTCCGGCCGTTTCGTGTTCATTTCCCGGCGCGTGCGGGACGTGATCACCGCGGTGCCGATGTTAATGGAATCCGCCGTCAACGTCGCGTGGGCCACATCCCCGCGGCCGGAAATCTCCACCACTTCGCGCCCGTAGGGGAAAGGGCAGACAAGCGCCACCTCTGCGTTGGCCCCGTCGATTTCGTCCATCTCCACCGTCCGGGTCCGCCGGGAGCGTTGCACCACGGCACCTTGCGGAGCGGTCAGGCCAAAGGTGGATTGAACGTTGAAAAGAGCGCTGGTGGCCATTTGCTATCGGACGCCGGTCAATTTCACAAACGCCGCCTCCACTTCGTCCGGCGCCGCGGGCCTCCATTCCTCCGCCGGGAAGAACTCCGACGGGATCGTCTCGTCCCATCCCCGGATTTCGAGGAACCATTCATCCGCGCCCAAAGGGTGGACCAAGGCCGCACACGTCCCGCAGAACAAATCAAATTCGAGCACGCCGTCCATCACTCCATCCATTGTTCGAGCCGGAAGGACCACACCGGGTCCACGGCATCGTGTCCCCAGACTTTCCGGACTTGGTAAATCTCGCCCGCGATCTCCACGATGGTGTGGAGCGCCCACGCCGCCGGAAGCAATTGCTTCGAGATCGTGAAATGCGCCTCGCGGTTTTGGGCCTCGCCGCCTTCGAGCAAGCGGACGTGTTTGTGGCCGGCATGCGTCCCGGAGCCTTGGTAGACCTGCCCGTCCACGGTCACGGACATCGGCGTCAGGCCAACGTCCGTAGCATGGGCCCGGGCCTCGAATGCGGTCAGTTGAGACGCTTTCATCGTTTCCTAAAATGGTGCCGGGCCGTGAGGAGGCACCTTACCTCCACCCGGCCCGGACTTAATCGCGTTTTGATGGGGTCTAGGACCCGCCAGAATTTGGTTCACCCAATCCCCGTCAGCTTGCGAGAGCGTCGAGGTTCGGAGGCGGGGGACCCGGTGGAAAGATCGCTCTTTGCCGAGTCCCCCTCAGTGGTAAGACTTTCAGATTGGCCAACGTTCGGACTTTGCCGGGTCCGCTTGATGGCACCCAACTCCACATCGACCAAGGCCAACTTCGCCCGCGGAACCAAGGCCTTCCGCAAGGACGGGTAAGCCGCTTCCATTTCGGACATTTGGCCCGGACCGGCGGCCACGGTGACGGCGCCGTCCGGAGCGGTGTGGATGATGATGCCAATTCTCATGACAAGAAAAGCGGAGCCGGAATGGGAAACCGGTTACTCGGTGATGATCGGCTTCAGCGCCGCTTCTTCACCTTCCGCGTAACCGTAATAAATTTCGAACACTTGCGCTTCTTTGTCCTCGAACGCCTTGGCCATGTGTTTGTATTGGATGGTCAGGCCGGAGGTTTCGTCCGTAAACTCTTGGTAATCGAAGAGCGCCGCTTGCACGGCTTCCGTGGGACGGACCGGGGCAAACGCGGCCAAGATGGCGGATGGATAAACGGCCATGCCGCCCAGGTTCACGCTATTCCCAGGCAGGCCCGGGAAGGTGAAACGACGGAACCCGGCCACTTCATCGGCTTGCCCATTTTGGAACATGCCGTCCGCCTGGGAGATGTTGTAACCCACGGAGTTCACGGCCAAACGGCGAGACAAAGCGGAGTTCAAAATCAAGCTCCGCATGGAGGCACCTTGCGGCCAGAACGCGTCATCGCATTTTTCCGCCAGTTCGTTGACGAGATCGAAATCGAAATCCGCAGGAAGCACGGACGCGATGGTGGCGCCCGGGTAGTTGGTGGGAGTTACAAGGCTTAGAATGTCCGTGATGACATCATAGCCAAGCTTGTCCGCCATTTGCAGGCCCAGCTTTTCGGGATCGAAAATCGGTTGGCGCCGGCGTTCTTTGCTCGTATAGGCCAGAACCTTGGTCTTGTTTTTGTCCACCGTGATTTCGCGGACTTGGGTGGCGGTGTCTTCGGCCAGTGTGAAGTAGTCTGCTCCATCGGTCCGGGTCACGGACGCGGCCGTGGACAGCGGGTAATAGGGGACTTGCACCTTGTCATTGCCTTGGAGATTCGCATCGAAGGCGATGGAGAACGCCGTGAGAGGCAGGAAGACGCGTTTCAGGGCGGTGAGGGTCACCTCGGCAATTTCCGAGATGAGAAGTTTTGAGTCGATTACGTTGGCCATGGTCTATTTCGTGATTACGAGGTTCCGGAGATGGTCAATCAGTTGAGGCTTTGCTTGGACTTGGCTTCGAGGTCGGAAAGCTTGATCCCGGCCGCCTTGGCTTCGCGGATGATGGCGATTTTCTCCGCGCCGGATTTTGCCGCGTTGAATTTGGTCAAAAGAGCGGTGCCCTTGTCCACGGTCTCGGTCCGCGTGGTGCCGGGGAGCGCTTCGGCGGTCACGCCGAGGGTTTCAAGCTCCGCCGTAACGACTTGAGTCACGGTCTTGGCCTCGCCGGTGAGCTTAGCCACTTCCGCTTGCGCGGTGGTGAGTTCCGCTTGCAATCCGGGAACCTTGGCCGCTTCCGCTTCAAGTTCCGCGATGCGATCCCGCGCCGCGGAAAGTTCAGTCTGGGCGGTGTCGCGTTCCGCGATGGCCGATTCCAAAGAGGTGGTGGCGGTTTCGAGGTCCGCTTGGGTGGTGGCCAGCGTGGCAGTCACGCGGACGACTTCTTCCCGGGCCGATTTCAGGGCGGCCACGGTGTTTTTGTGGTTCGTGAGCGCTTCAACCGCCGCACTGAGACGGGACGGCTTGTTCGGCTCCGGAGTGGGTTCGGTCGGTTGACTCATCTTTGACCGGTCTCCCGGTCAATCCTCACTCTCCCAGGAACATGGCCAACGCCGTGCCCAGATCCGGCGCCAAGCCATCGACGAGGCCCATCTCCAGCGCTTTACGGCCGGACCAGACGTCACCGGAGAAGGCTTGTGGACCAAGGGCGCCCCGCCGGGCGGTCACGTAATCCCGGAAGCGTCCCCCGGCTTCGTCCACGGACTCTTGCATGTGGGCCCGGTCGTCTTCGGTGGTCTTCTTGCCCCAGACGCCCCGGATTTTCCCAGGACTGCCCGAGGTGAAGGCTTCAAGGGTGATGCCGATCTTCGAGAAGAAGCCGGACCAATCGTAGTAACGCCGGACGGCGCCGATACTGCCCACGAGGCTTGAGGGCAGGGCGTAAATCTTGTCTGCGGACGCGGCCCACCAATAAGCAGCGGACGCCCCCAGCGGATCAATCCACGCCATGATCCGTTTGCCGGCATCGCGGAGGGTTTCCATTTCCATCACACCTTCTTCGCACCCCCAAGCCATCCCGCCAGGTGAGTTGATGTCGAGAATCACCGTGGTGACTTCGTCCATCTCCCGGATCATACCCACGGCCCGGCGCAAGTCGGAGTAATCGCAACCGCCTTCCCGATAGCGAAGAACTCCATACAAAGGAATACGCGCTAGATCTCCAATAACTTCCGCATTTGCCGGTAATGAACGCGGTTCATTTTCCGTGAGCCCTCGCGCTTTTTGCGACGGCTTCAACGCGAGTTGATCGATGATCTCGGAAGTTTGTTCGATGATCCCGGAAACCTTCGTCCCCGGCATGACCATCCAAATGGTGTTGCTGTGATTTGTCATGGTGGTGTGGTGCTTACGCGGCCGCGCCGTTTCCCCGGCCGGTGGTGATGATTTCCCCGAGGTCGAGATTTCCGTCGAGCCCGTAGTAATTGCCCGCCTCGATCGCTTCCCGCTTGGCCCGGGCGTATTCCCAAATCCGTTCCTTGACCTTGCTCCACCCGAATTTGCCCTTGCGGGCCCATTCATCGCCCCAGGTGGTCAGGCCGGAAGCCAAGGAGGTCACCGTCATGGCGCCGTCCCGGCCGGCATCGATCGTTGGGTCCGGCATGCCGATCCACAGCGTTTTCCGCCACCAGTTTTCCGGCCCCGGAGGCAAAAACCCGCGCTTGATCCCCTTGGCAATCGCGTAAGTGTAATGGCGATTCCACCGCGAAGCTTGCCGCGCATGAATCAGCATCACGAGCCGTTGAATTTTCTGCATGCAGTAACGCACGCCAGGCCCCTTGAGATCGGAGACATAATGAAGCGCTTCCGCTTCCCAGTCCGTGGATAGGACGACGTAATCCACCAGCCGCCTAGACCACGCTTCGCGGTTCGGCCCCGGGTTATCGCTCTGCACAATCTTGACCTTTTGCCCCGGTTTCAGATCAGAAATCCCCGTGGGGCCGGTGACCTCGTCCCAGGTCACCTTCTTCTGCCGGACTTCCGTGGTGGGATTGCCGTTGTCGTCCTCGGTCTCTTCGACCACGTCCACCGTCCGGACCGTAGGCACGCCCAGAAGTTGGCCGTTCGGCATCATGATGCCGGGACCTGTTTCCGTCTCCACCACGATGCCGATTTCGTCCGTGCGCTTGATGGCCCACTTCGTGGACGCGTTGATCTCTACGAGGTCATGGAGGTGATGCACGGCCGCCTTGAGCATCGGTTGCCCGTGCAGGGCGTTCATGCTATCGAAGTGGCCGTAATAGATGGCATCCCGGGCGGAGACGGCAAAGCTGTAATCCGGGTCCCGGGAATCGCAAAGAGCGTAAGCAAGGTGACGGTCGAACTTGTCGAGCCGGAGTCCTTGCTCCCAACCTTCCTTGTCTTGCTCCCGGCTGGACCGGATTTGGTGGGCCCCGTAAAACGCTTGGCGAGCGTGCCCGCCGGGAGACTCGGTCAAGACACCGAGGACGCGGCCGTCCTTGGCGGACTCGATGTTGATTTGCACCTGGGCGCCGTAAAAGTCATGGCGGCCCCGGGCGTCGAACACGTCCGGATTGCCGGCCGTCCTCTGGAAATACTCCCACGCTACTTCGTTCCAGTCGTCATCATCGGTGACCGGTTGCGGAGTCTGGAACCCGATCAAGTGAGCCTGCCCACGAAGAATCCGTCGGGAAATGGGATCGTTCTCGTAAAGCCAGTGGGTTTTCCGCCGGATTTCGAGATCATCCATCGGACGCATCTCCCGGCGAGGGTCCGCCGATGGATGCCACAGCAGGAAGCCGCGCCGGTCCGAGGTGTTGGCCGCTTCCCAATTGCTCCCGACTAGCAAAAACGGCGTTTCCTCCGGGGACTGCGTGTTCCGCTCCGGATCCATGGCCCGTTGCAAGCGGTTGATTTCCCTCTGGCGTTTGGTCTTCGTCTTGGTCTTGGTCTTCGGGCGGGCCATGGGTCAAGCTTCGGTTCGGCGATTGCGGAAGGAGAGGTGGCGCGGAAGACGCGTGGGAGCGTCGGACTTCGAGGCAAGCGCTTCCCGACAGTCCGCCATGAACGCTTCTTGTTGTTCCAGGGTCGCCAACGTGATGCCGTTGGCGGACCGGCCGTCCGGCTTCGAGGTCTGATTGATGATGATGTTCACCTCGGACCGCTCCAGGCTTGCCGCGAGCACACGGCGCCACATGTCCTCGATCTCTTCGACCGTGTGGAACTTCGCCAATCCTTCCGCTCGTGCCGTCACGGTAGCCGTTTGACGGTCAATCTCCCCGACCGAAAACAAAACCGCGCCCCAGGTTCCCCTGAGACGCGGAAAGCCCCCACGTTGGTGGGGAAAGTGTTTTCGTTTAAATCCGCAGCCGTTCCCGGCTGATGTGAGGATTCTACGCAGCCTTGTGCATGGCGGACATCACCGCCGCCCGGACCCACTGTCCCAACACGCTTTGCTTGAGGCAGTCCCCCAGGTGGTCATTTGGAAGCCGTTTCCATGTCCCGGTTTGGGCGTCAAGTTGCTGCCCAGAAAGTTGCTTGATCAACATCTCGTCCGAATCTCCCGGGAGAATGATCCGTGGCCCTTCTCCGCGCATCCGCCGGGCATAAAGCTCCCGCTTCAACTGGAAATCCGAAAACACGAAGACCCGCAACCCGGGGTGAGACTTGACCGGGTTGGACGTCCAGTTCCCGTAACGGCTATCACTGCCCCGCGTGGGCGTCCAGAACCCGCCGGAGTGGGCACACATGCTGTAAACCTTGTCGGAATCGTAACGGGAATCGATGTAACCGCCGCCGGGCGCCACCAGCTTTTTCGTGCCGGCCACGGAGTAGACCAAGGAGCCCGAGAGCCGCAACGCCTCGACGGCTTCCACACCGGTGGCCACGCCCCAATCTAGGACGGCAATGTCATCGTTTTCCGCGTGGGCCGTGACCATCCAGTGGCACCCGGACACTTCGCCCGGGTCCGCCTTGATCATGATGGCCACCGGATCGAACGGGATGGTTTTCCGGCGGTGCGTGCGGTCGATGAGCTTGCGGACGTCCTCTTCCTTTACGTCCACGGAAATTTCCGAGTAAGGAAGCCCACACCACGAGTTGGTGAAATTGCGAAGGCCGAAGAGATCCGTATCGAGAAACTTGGCCGCGAACTCCCCGAACGAGATGGAAGGAGAGTAGAGACTCGAAAGGATGTAACTCCGCCGGGACTTCGGCGCCGCGGGATTCAGGTCGACCGGTTGGCAGGCCCGCACCATCGCCCGTTTTTGGTCCGAAGAGATCCGGTAATCGCAGTGAGGGCAAACGTAGCGCGTGGACTCTTTCACCCGTTGCAAGTCCCAAAGCCCGTCCTTGCCCTTGGCGTGCGGGTCCCACTCCAAAGAGCGGTAACCGTTCTCGCCCTTTTTGAACTCAAAGTGGAAGCCTTCTCCGCAGTTCGGGCAAGGCATCTGCATGACGGTCTGGGAGCCTTGCTCGACGGTTTGCCAAAACGGGTGAGTGATGACGTTCGGAGACGAGGACTTGTAACGGAACCCTTGCGAGCCATAGGCCTTGGTTCGCTCGTCCGCCAGAAGCATAGGGTGAGACTCAGGCGATTGCTCGGAGACCCGGTGCTCGTATTTGCAAACTTCATCTTGGAGCACCGCGCGGACCGATCGGCCGGAAAGGTTCGTGGGAGAATTCGCGCCCACAAGCGAAATCGTCCCCCCTGCCATCGCCATGGAAAGCGCCTTGAAATGGTCCGAGTTCGTCGGCTTCCGTGCTTCAAGGATCGGGTTGGCTTCGATCAACGGGTTTATCTTTTCGCCAAAGTAGAAGTCCCGGGCGAAGTTCAGCGACGGACAAACCACCAACGTGGACGATGGGTGGTGCACGATGAGATACGCCAGGCCGAACAAAAGCCCGGCCGTCTTCAAGGCTTGGGTGCCGGAGGAAATCGAAAGATCCATCACGCCGGACTCCGGGTTCCAATGCTCCATGATCGGCCGCATGTATTCCCGGCCATGAAAAGAAAGGGGCCCCGGCTCCGGAGTCACCAACTTGGGGAGATAGATGTTTCTCTCCAACCATTCGCAAACGCCGGGGAGTGGTTTCCTCTTGAACTGCTCCCGGATCGCTTCGGCCCGCCAGGTCATGCAAGCGCGGGCAACGCCTCCACCGCCGGATTCCACTTTGTATCGATCCAATCGCGAATCGCCGCCGCGGCCACGCCCGGATTTTCCGGGTTCACCCGGTCCGCGAGTTCGCGGTCAAGACCGGTGATCATGCCGGCAATCCGCGCCACGAAATCGAGCAACCCGGACCACTCGTGGGAGCGGATTAACTCCCGGTCTTCAATGTCCCGCGCCATCCGGAGCCGCTTCGCCTTTTCGTAGGCTTCAAGCTGCTCCTTGGCCAGCTTGCCCAACGCCGACGCCACCGCGAGATCTCCCCGCTTCGTGGCCGCAGTAGCTTTGGACATCGCTTCAGACCACAAGTCCCGATGCCCTTCTTCCATTTGGTGCTCGATCGGTTTTTCCGGGCCACCCACCACGCCCACGGTGATCTCTTGCGGTTCGGACTCGCCGTCCAGACTCACCCCGTTCCGTTTGGCAAACTCCAACCACTTCGGGTTCGAGCGTTGGGCGTGAAGTTGGGCCGTCCGGAGAGCGATCCCGGCGGATTCGGCGTAAAGTGCCACGAGGGCGGAAAGGTGATGGTTGCGCTTTGCGCCCACGTCACCGCAACGGATGTCAATTGACCATTCCGGCCCAACCTTTCCCCAGGACCCCCGCCCTTGCGGATCTTGGCTTGCGGATTTTTACAGTTTTTGAGAACGGACGGTAACACCTGACTACGGCGACCCCGGCAAAAAAGATTCCTTACCCCTCCCGGATGATCTAAAGTAGCACGATCCCGCGAGGGTGCGAGGGTTTCGAGGGTGATTCTTTATATATTCCCTAAAAACAGCACTTTTCATGCTCTTTTGAGGCCAAAAACGCGTTTTAGCTGGAATAACAGAAAAACCCTCGAAACCCTCGAACCCTCGAAAATGACCTATTTTTCCCCGTAGAACTACCCTCTTCAAGCTTGCGAGGGTCCAAACGAACACCATTGCAACCCTCGACGATTTCTTCGAGGGTTTTAAGGGTCGCGACGGTCCGCGAGGGTCGCGCATGAACGCAAGACCCGGGGGGCCGGGAGGGGGTGCCTAGGGGTGCAGGGACGCAACGCCCCCTCTCTGGTCTGCGACTCACCCCCATCAATCCCCAGACTCACCAGACGCACGTCTGACGAATCCGCGCACCGCGCTAGCGCATGAAGCGGTCAGCCAGTCGCCCCAGCGACGCCCCCACGATAGTTCGCCTCACCCTTCTTTCCGGCGGGCGGGTCGCCCCTTTCCGCGCCGGAATCGGCAAAGGTGGCAAAATTTGGACGGGTTCCGGTTCAGGCCCGGAAGTTTTTTCCGGTGGCAATGGCGAAGGTTTCTCCGGTTCCGCCGGAGAGGAGTGCACCAAGGAGGCTAGCGCCAAGGCCACAAGCTTAAGCGCCGCCAACCCGGCCAAGATCCACGCGCCAAGGTGAGGTAACGTAGTGATCACCGATGACGTTCCTTCCGCCACCGCCACGGCCGCTTGGGCGTTCTTGGCGGTGGTCGATGCCTCCGCCTCTACGCTGAACGCTTCTGCCAGCGCCTTGGCCGCCGCTTCTTCCTGGCCATCATTGGCCGGGTCCCCGTCCTTGGTCCACGTGGCCCGAGACGCCCGAATCTGAAAAAGTCGCGTTTCGGCGTCCGCCCGCCGGTCCGCCGCGTCCACCCGTAAACGTTCCGATTGTTCAGCCAAAGCCCGGGCCTCGATGGGCCCGGCATGGTGAGCCTTCAACCCGTTGGCCACGTTCACGGCTTCGAGCGAGAGCGTGAGGGTGAAAACAAGCCCAACGGCCGCCACAAGCGGCCACGCCTTCCACCGATGCCAGGCCAACAACAACACCGAGTCCGCCACCGTGAGCGCCACGGCCAACAACCACACCAACCAAGGCACGGCGCCCAGCCCGGGAAGTTGAAGGCCCGAAAGCCCGGACTGCAACACCACCGCGAGAGCGGCCATAATCACTCCCCACAACAAACAAGCACCCAACCGAAGTTCCCATGGCAGACCGGAAGGATTGACGCGTTGCGAGGTCACATTATGACAGGTCAAGAAGTGCAGAAAATTCGTGCAGAACTCAACCTCACCCAACGTCAATTGGCCACGTTACTGGACGTGACCACCAAAACGGTTTCGACATGGGAAAACGGCCGCTTAAAGCGGCCATTCCCGCGAACGGCCGCGCTAGCGTTTGAATTTCTCCGGTTGGCCCGCCGCTACAAACCGGCCCGGATCAAGCTGGAGGAAATGTTAAGCGCCGCCGCCTAACATTCTCCATGCGAGCGCAACCACTGCGGGAACTTGTCCATTCCCAAGCGCTCGCAATCGGTCCACCCGAGAGGCCACCCCATCAACCACTCGACCCACTTCGGGTTCAACATCCCACCAATTTGTTCCGAAAGGGGGCGTGAATTCTTCTCCATAGTTTTTTGCGATGCTTTTCCACTCTTCCAATCTCTGGCGATCGGGGTTGCAAACAGATTTACCGCCGCGCACAGACTCAGCCCGTGCTTCCCTTTTTTTTGGGATGGCGTTAGTTTGGTTTGCCGATTTTCGTTTGCAGACGCCCGAGGGGTGAGGTCCCCGCGTCCGCCCCTCTCTCCGTCGGAACTCCGAATCGTTGGCCACAATCCAAATTCTTTCCCGCTTGTGAGGTGCGCCGGCGTGGACCGCTCCCACAACACCCCACCGCGCATCATACCCCATCGCGGCAAGATCAGCGAGGACTCGACTAAGTCCTCTTCCCACAAGCAACGGTGAGTTTTCCACGAACGCGAAACGCGGTCGAACTTCACCGATAATTCGCGCCATTTCTCCCCACAGCCCACTTCGTTCCCCTCCGATCCCGGCGCCTTTCCCCGCGGCGGAGATGTCCTGACACGGAAACCCGCCAGAAACCACGTCAACAATGCCGAGCCACGGTCTTCCGTCAAAGGTTCGGACATCGTCCCAGACCGGGAATGGTTCAAGGATTCCGTCGTCTTGCCTTTGCATGAGGACTTTCCGACAATAGCCATCGATTTCGACGGCACAGACGGTTCTCCACCCGAGGAGTTTTCCGCCAAGAATTCCGCCACCAGCGCCTGCGAACAATGCCAACTCATTCAATCCTTCCTTTCCAGTCATCCCGGTAACTCCACCTCCACAATGTCATAACGCTTCGTCCGGGTATCATCCCGGCGCCCAAACGAAAAGGCCCGGCCGTCCACCACGAAGGTCCGGCCTTGGCAGGCGAGTCGATTCCACAGCTTGCCCCACTTCGAATCAATGGCCGCGTCCCGGTATCGAGCCGCTTGCCGGAGCTTTTGCCCCATCGTAAGTTCTTCCCCGTCCGCGTTGGCCACCCAACGCCACCGCGGGTTGCGGTCCAAGTCTTGGACGATCAGATCCACGTCTCCCAGGACGTGGACGAAAAGCCGATGTTTCCGCGCTTCCGCGATCACGTCCAGAGCGTCCGCGTAGCCCTTGCCGTCGAACTCCTTGGCGTGGTGCTTGATCAGCGCTTCCACTAGCTGCTTGGCTTCGGACGTATCGAGGCCACCGGCGTCCGGAGCCTCAAACGGCGCCAGGCAATCGCCAAAGCCCGCGCATGCCACGGCGCCCGGGACCATCCGGGACCAACCCTCGAACGAGGCCAACTTCGGGCGTGGACCAAGGGGGCGATTTGCCTCGTCCCACCTCCGGACGAGCGCCCAGAGGCAACCTAGGAACCGGGACCGGTTTTCGGGATCGTCCAGCCATTCGTCCGTGATCTCCATGGCATCGGCCGGGAGACGACGGTTTTTCGCTTCGAGGACCGGGAACAGGTCGACGTAGAGAGACCGACGTTCGAGGTGTTCGTCGATCTTCAGGTGAGTGCCGGTCACAAACGTGGCACTCCGGACCCGGTCCACGTAAAACTTCTTTTGGGAGTGGAACGCCCGGCCCCCGCGAGACTTCGCCGTGGCCCATTGCCGGAGTTCGGACGCGTAGAGCTTGCCTTCCACGTCATCAAACCAGACGATTTTTTCGTCATTCAAGGCGCACGTGTGGAGGAGTTGCTCCAACTCCCGCCGGTTGATTTGGTCCAACGTCATGGACTCGCACGCCCCAAAGATCATCCGGCCGATCATCTCCGCCAGGCGAGACTTGCCAGACCCGGGAATGTTCGAGTTCCACACGAAAATCGGGGGCCGGCCATCGAACATCTCCCGCATGTAAACGGACAGACAGGCAGCCATTTGCACCGCTTGGCGGTTCGGATCCGTCCAATCGAAATACTTGTAGAGCCGATCAAACCACTCCACCGCATCGTCCGAATGAATGTCCTCCGGGTAATCGATCCCATCTTCCGTCCAAATCCCTGTTTCCTCGTCGTAGCCGATCGGCAACAGCCGGATCTTGCCGAACCCCTTCCGCTTCGCGAAACCCCTTTCGTCCAGGTCTTCCGACACCACCGGGAGCCGGACCGGGTTCACCCCGTTCAGCTTCGGAAGAGCGTCCCGGAAGGCGGTGGCCCGAAGGATTTCCGCGGCCATTTGCTGCTTCAGGTTCGCCTTGCGCTTGCCCTTGGTCCACTTCACCCCGTGTTCCGGGAAATACGTGACGGCCCACGTTTGGTCCATCGGCTCCCATTGGCCATCCGCACCCCGCGCCACCACCGTCCGGTCCGACGTGCGGAAAAACAGCTCCCGGCGCGGCCGGAAGACCTCGCCCACGCTCCGGGCGATCACCTCCACGGGATCGTTGACATCGAAGACCGTCTCCGTTTTCGCCGCCAACTCGGACAGTTTGCGGTCAAGCTCCGCCGCCCGGGCCAACGTTTCAGCGGCCGGTTGATTGGGTTCGTTGTCCATGGCGTTTTAGGGGGCCGCGTCAACCTCCGGCTCAAAGAAGCGCACCGCGCGAACTTCCCAATACTCAATCGGATCAACACCCCCGAAAACGATTTTGCGAGCCACGCGCTTGAGAAAAAACTCGTGACCTTCCAAGACGAGTTTATCACTGTTCTCCAAAGCAAACCTTTCCGCCGGGGTTTCCGCAATGATTTGAAACGTTACTTCCTCTTTGTGATCCACCGTCTGCCAGGCCACTACATCCCAGGGCTGCAAACCCTTCCACTTGTCCGGGATCGGCACCCCAGTGTTGAAATCCATCCAATCGCCCAAAGTCAGGCTTACGGTGTCGCAACTGCTTTCTCTTTCGATCACTCTCGTTTTCATCGTCCCTGCCCTCCCACATTCATTTTCCACCCCGCCACCGGCTCATCATCCGGCGCCGGATCCAGATACAACAACTCTTGGTTCTGACTCCCCCTCATGCAGTTCGGGAGCCGTGTCAGTTGCACCGCCCGGATGGCCCTCGGATCGGCGCCGTAAGGCACCAACCACTTGATGCACACCGACCGAAGCTCGTCCCAGTCCCGCTTTGTTGCGGCTTCCAGCCGGATCACGGCATGGAAACTCTTGCCACCGGAATTCGCGATCGAAACGATGGGCATGGGCAATTGAGCCAAGAACGACACCCACAGTTGGGCATGCTCCAGCTTGTCCGCATGCTCCGGTGGATCGTGTTCGAGGACCAGGTGGCGGAAATCCGCCACGTTTGCTTCCGCCCGCCGGGAGAGCACCCACCCGTTCCGGTCCGCCGTGTTCCAATGCGCGGTGCCATGCTGGGCACAAATCCGGCCCGTGACACCCGGCCCGGCCTCATGCCGGCACGCTTTGCAAGCCCACTTGCCCGTCACCGGATTGGAAAGATACCACACTCCCTCCGGGCCACCGGTTGGCGCATCACACGGCGCCGCTTGGATGCCCGGAGCATTCCCCAGCCGGAACCAGCCACGCCCCACCCAATAAAGCAAATCGCCTTGGCTCGTCTTGCTAGTGCACACCAGCACCTTGTCCCCGGGCCGGAACACCGCGTCCAAATACGCCGTGGCCGATACCTCCGCCGGGCGTTGCACCGGTGACCGCGACGTCCACCACTTCTTCTGGCCGAACTCCGGCACATACTTGGCCCGGAGCGCTTCCGGATTGAAACACGCCCGCGCCTCCACCGAACCCGCGGCCGGCACCGTCCGCCCGGTCCCGTAATCCGGCGCCGGGGCCCCTTCGAGGAGCCATCCCCAGGTTTTCCCCGCCGGAGGACGCCCCTTGGCCGCCGCCTCCCGCACCTTGCGGGCCAGATCCGCTTCAGACCACGGTGGCATGCACCGGTGATTCCAGTCTTCCAGCATCACCGCCAGGGCATCGGTTTGGTCTAGCCCGAAGCCGTGGACCAAGGAGACGGCCAGGGCAAACGTTGTGCCGCTTCCATGCTGCCCCTGGACCGCCGGCCGCGCCGTGGCCGCTAGTTTTTTGGCTCGTTCGATGATGTCCATGGCTACTTTGCCTCACTAAAAATCCGGTCTCTCAAAAACGCCTTCACCGTCCGGCACTGATCAAGCGCCAGGTCGATCGAAGCTTCCTCATGGATCGCTTGAGCGCCCTCAAACTTCCCCACCTCGTCCGCCGCCCGGGTCAGGAGCACGATGGCCCCTTCCAGACACTGCGCCGCCAAGGGCAAGCCCGAAATCTCCCCATCCATCACGCGCCGCCCTCCACCTTGGTTTGATACCGTTCCCCGCCGATGATCCGGGAAAGCGCCATGGCGATGGCCCGGGCCGGGAGGAAGTTCCAGCGGTCCAAAATATCCGCCCATCCCTTTCCTTTGGTCCACACTTGCACCACGTAAACCCGCCCAATCACCTCATTGTGGCGCGGTTCTTTCCGCCGGATCTTTCGCCGGATTACCCGCACCCGCCCGCGTTGATAAGACACCCGAGAGTTCACGCCGCCACCCCCTTTCCTTTCACACAGGCTTCCAACGCGTCATCGATGAACCCCGTCACCGTCGAGGCATGCGCCGCGTCCCGGATCGTCAACCCCGCCAGGATCCACGCCTCGCGGACGATCGGGTGGAGATGCTCCATGGCCGTGGTCATCGCCCCGGCCGGAGATTCCACGGAGATGTCCACCCCGCACGCCTCGCACCACCGGCGGAGATCCGCGGCCGGCATCGTCACCATCAGCACATGCCCTAGAAACCGGAGCACCGATGGCAAGGACAGGACATCCCCGCCGATGGCCGCCGTGGAGTTGATCAAACCCCGGTAGATGGCCAAATCCCCCGGCTCCATCGTCTTCGCCTTCGCTTCCGGAGCGGGCCCACGATCCCGGGATGGCGCTTCCGGCATCGGCGTTTCCTCGGTCCCGTCGACTTCAGCCCCCTCCGCAGAACCCGGGGACTCCGCGGGCACCGGCGCCGCTTCCGCCCGGGACTTGATCAGCAGCTTCAGCGCCCCCTTGTCCACCACCACATGCACCACCCCGGTCCGCGGATGCAACACCCGGAACGTCTTGATTTCGTCCCGCCAACCCGGAACCTTTTCGTCCAGATAGACCCACCACGGCACCTCGTCATAGTGCCCCAACTCACGCGGAGGCACCGGCGCCGCCGTGTCCAAATACCGCGCATCCGCCGCAAGGGATCCACCTGGACCCGTCCAGGCGCTTTCGATGTCCGTGTAAACCCGGACATCGTCCGCGGAGCCCCGGCCTTCTCCCCGCACAAACTCCGCCACCGCCTTTTCCCGCAGACACGCCACGTTGGAGCACCACGCCCCGGTCCGCTGCTTGATGATCCGGTGAGGGCAGCCCGCGCACACCGGGAATCCATGAAGCTCCGTCATCGGGCCAAAGATCACGTTCTCCAAAGGCATCACATATTCATCCCGGATGATTTCCAGCGTCTCCTCCGCCGTGAGCGGATGCTCGGAGGATTCCGGACGCAGCACGCGCACCGCCAAAGCTTCCCGATCTTCCGCGCCCGGCACCTTGGCCACATGCTCGCACGCCTTCACCTGCACCTTCCCGGCTTCGAGCGCCGCCATCAAAGATTCCGGGAGACGCCGGAGAAGAACCCGGTTCCGGACGTATTTGGATTCCAGGCCCGTCCGCTCCGCCACTTCGTCCGCACTCATCCCGGCATCGACCAGCCGCCCCAGGCCGTCCACCTCGTCCCGGATGGACATCGATTCCCGTTGCAGGTTCTCCACCAGTTGGAGGATTTCCGCCTTGGCCGCCTCCTCGGTGGTGAGGATCCGGACGGGCACAGTGGCACGCGCCCGGGCCAACTCTTGCAAACCCCGCTCCAAAGCCATCTCGACCGCTAAACGGGACGCACGGAGACGCCGCGCCCCTGCGACGACCTCCACCTTGCCGTCCTCCCGGACCTTGCCGAGCAGGTTTTGCAACACCCCATCCGCCAAGATGCTCCGCGCCAAATCTTGCAGCTTGGCCGGGTCCATCTTGCGCCGGGCATTGGCCGCCGGTTCCACCAGTTCGCCCAAGGACAAAACGGTGATGTTCATGACTTCCGTGTGGTTCATCGTTTGCTTTCTACCTTCTGCTTACTTCTTATTTCTCAACCGCTCGGCACGCTCCCCAGCCAAGCGCGCCGCCTTCTGGGACGGCGTTTCACTTACCAAAGCCAAAAACAGCGTCCCCAATACGAGCACGACGATGATGGCCATGATCCACATCGGGGACAGCACCCAAAGCCACGCCCAATCGATCACCCCGCAGAGCTTCAAGCCGATAAACAAAATCGTCAGCAAGCCGATAAAGCCAATTCCCCCTCTTGATTTCGTGTTACTCATCTATTCTCCCTTCTGCATTCTCACCTCTCACTTACTCAAACCAGCCCCACCGGCCGCCCCAGTCGTCCCCGGTTCCGTTTCTTGGGCGGTTCTGCAGCGAGGTGGCGTTCGATGATGATCTCCGCTTCCGCCTCGTCCGCCGCCGCCCCGGCTTGCACCAGCCAGTTGATGAGCTGACGCCGCCAAATGTGGATCCGGCCGCCCAGCTTGTGCGCTGGGAACTCCCCACGCTCGATCAGTTGATACAACGTCGGAGCCGGTGCCCCCACGATCACGGCCACTTGCTTCACCGTGAGGGAGGTCAGGGCCGGAGAAATCGGTTGGTTGGTTGGTTCGTTCAAGTTCACTTCGTCTTCTGCTTGATGATGAATTGGAGGCAGGCGAGGGAGACTTTTTCCACGTTGGCGAGGTCGCCTTCGTCAAAGTTCATGGAGTCCTTCCATTGCCCATCCCGCTCGTCCTTATATTGCGTGTTGATCTTCGTGGAATACCACGTCCGTCCCCCGCCATTCGTGGACCGCTCGAACACCGCCCCAGAGACGGAGCCGAGCCGGACTTGAAACACAGGTGCTTGGTTTGCCATTTGTATCTTGCTTGTTTGTTGTTTTTCGCTTACTTCTTAAAGAAACCACCCCAGCGGCCACCAATCGAGGAACCAGCGCCGCACACGCCGCCAAACCTCTTGCGCCACCATCACCGGCCACGGTTCCGGCAGTTCATAAACCACCCGTTCCTTGACCTTCTCCGGCTCCGCTCCCGGGATCTTCTCATCCAATCCGTATTCCCGGCCGAAACCGGCCAGGGACTCGATGATCTGAGAGCGGCGAAAGACACCCCCCGGGACGCATTGGGCCACCGGAGCCTTCCACAAAATCTCCCCCTCTGCCCGGATAGCCACCGGCACCCGGTAACGCTCGTTCCGCGCCACCATGTCCGCATAAGCCCACGCCGTGTCCAAAAACTCAAACCCACCCGCCCACACCAACGCATCCGTCGACAGCCGATCGTCCGCAATCGCCACGTAAGTCACTTTGAGCCCCCTTTCCTCTTGGCTGCCTTCTTCTTGGCCCGTCGCGCCTCGTTCGGTTCCGGCGCCGCCGTCCCGGCAGCTTTGGCCGCTTCCGCCTTCTTCCGCGCCGTCCCGGTGGCACGGTTCTTATTCCCGGCCTGAGACTTGGCCAGCTTTTGCCGGGTCTCCTCCGTGGCCGTGTTCCCCATCAGGTGGAACCCGGCAAACCCCCGCGAACGGAAGAAGAGTTCCACCTTCTCCTCACGGTTGCGCTGGGCTTGCTTGGAGTCTCCCACAAGGGCCCCCATCTCGACTTGCGTCATCCCGTCCACGATTGTGGGCATCACCTTGCGGGCGATCGTCAGAAAGTTCTTCAGGAGTGCACCAAGGTCGCGAGGGCCACCCTGCCCGATAAACCGCATAAAGACCCGGTAGTGTTCGAGCCGGAGCTTTTTCCGTTCCGCCGTCTCCCCGGCCCCCAGCGCTTCCGCCAGACTCATCCGGCCCCGCGGGATCTCGACATCTCCGCCCGCGTCCCTGACCTCCGTCAAGGCCACGTCATGGATGCGCTGGACCACATTCCGGGCGATCTCCCACGAAGCCCGCGGCATCCCCGGCACCGCGCCGCCGGCAAACAACCGGAGCGCCGCCCGGGCATCGGAAAGCCGTTGCTCCCATTGCTCCGCTTCCGCCTCCATGAGTAGCGTGGCCGGGTCGTTTTCATCGATCGCTTCCCGCCATTCCGCGAACTTCAGCGGCCCCGCTTGGACGCTTGCTTTGGTGCACTCCTTCTTCATACTGGAAGCCCTTCCTCCTTCATCCGCGCCATGAAGCGCCGGAGCTTTTCCCGGCGCCACGGACTAGGGCCTTTGTTCGTAGTCCGCTCTAATCCCGCCTTGACCAACTTATTCCCAACTTGGCGGAAAACGGTCCGATACCGCGTCCCATAGGCATCAACACAACGGTCATTCAATGAGCGCCCGGCACTCGCTGAAACCCCATACCGCACCCGGCGGCCACGGCCCGGCATCGGCATCCTACCTCCTACGCCAACGTCCCGGAACAATTGCCCCATACCCGCGCCAAACGCGGCCATGATATCCAAAATAGCAAAACTTGATTTTCTCACTGCACACCCCCTTCCGTTTGTAATTTCTGCCCCGGCCCACCCGGCAAATCGAAGACGTTGCCCATTCGCGCCAAAAGTTGATGGGTTTTGTAGGTCCCGATTTTCCCCGGCGTGGCAATGTGAGCGGTGCCATGCTCGCAGCATTCACCGACAAGGAATCCACAATCCACTCCGTCCTCTTCGGCTAACGCCGGATCATGCACCCGGATGATGTCCCCGACCTCGAGGCGAAGCGGAGCGGACATACAACCCACTCCCTCCGGCCATGGCAGATCGAACACGCTCCCCATGATCTCGATCACCTCTTCCAAAGCGATCGCCGCGAAAGCGTTTGCCGACCACCCGACCACCGGAAACCTCGCCAACCCCTGGCGAAAGCCCAACACCACCGCAGAAAGCCCAGCCCCCTGCACCCGGACAATGTCCCCCACCTTGACAATCTGAATCTGTGCCAACGCGTTCACGATGCCAAAGCCGCCTCCTTCCGGCGCACGTCTTCAATCCGGTAGCGCTTCACCTTGCTGGTTAGCTCCAACGGACGGAGCTTCAAGCGTTTGCAAATTCCCCGCGCTGCGGGAACCTTGACTTGCCATCGCGTGGCAAGATCGTGGATCGTCACCAACTCCGGGTTCAAGCCACCCTCCCTTCCAAAGCCAAGAGGCATTGCACCTCGTCTGTCCGGTTGATCGTTGGTGTAGAGGGCGTGAACGCCACATAGCCTTCTTCGTTCCACATCGGGACACCGATCTTGAGCGCCAACGCCGCCAAAGCCTCGTGCTCGGTGGCGCCCTCGCCACGGATGGTCTCCGCGGGATTCTGCGGGTTGGGCCGAACAGCCAACCATTGCCGGGATTCCGTGATGGGATGGCCCTTGGTGTCATATTCGCCCGGGGCCGTATGCACCGTCAGAATCCGGAACCGACGGCACCAAGCTTCCTTGGGACTCAACGACTCTTTGATCTCAAACAACATAGCACGGAGCCCTTTCTTGTTTGATCTCCGCGGCCACGTCTTCGAGGACGCCCCGCCCTTTGTCCGTCAGGTGCACGTAGATGCACCGGCGATCACCCTTGGCATGCTTCCGCTCGATCAAACCCATCTCTTCCAACCGGTCCACCAACCCCGTGGACGCCGCCGTGGAATGGTCCATCACCTTGGAAATCTCCGTCATGTTCAACGGCTCCTCATGAAGAACCGATAGGCAAGACAGTTGAGACAAGGTCAAACCATGGCGCCCGCAAACCACGCGGAGCCGGGAAAACAGGTTCCCCACCGGCACCGCTTCCAACCCGATCGCCAACGCCGTCAAGCGACACCTCCTTCCTCGCCCAATCCGGGCCACCACCGGGTTTCCCCATTGATGATGGATCGGCTCGCCTGTCCCTTTAGTTCCATCTCGCGGAGATGTTGCGAGAGCCGAAGCGCCAGCATGTCTTTGCTGTAAGCCCGGTTGGTTTTCCGCCACTCCTCGGTCAACGGGGTGATCAGATCCGACACCGGAAGCCCGGGATGAGCCTCCAACACGGAGGTCACCACCGCCCGGAACGTCGGACGCCCACCCCGTGGCCGGGACGCCGTGGACGTCATGTTCTGCATGAGCCTTGCCATAATCAGTTCTCCTTCTTCGAGCGGCCCCGGAAACGCCATCGCAGCCGCTTCCTCACCCGAGGAAGCTACGACACGTGCAAACCCGGAGATTCCCCCTGGGGCATCGGCGCATCGTCTTTCTACTACAAAACATTCCAGGACACTCATTTACGCTCGTTTACTGTATCCCGAGAATAAATGATGGATATAGAATGTCAAATAATTCTAGTTTTTCAGCAGATTTTTTTCCGGGGGACGCGCGTATCTTAGACCATGGCTAAAAGTCAAAAGCCCGAGACATACCCTCGGCAATTGGCAGTCTCGATGGAACCCGGCTACTGGCGATCACTTCGCCGTTTGAAAGCAAAAAAGGGAGCCGGTCCGGGAACGATTGCTAAGCTCGCCCTACATGAATACCTCTACCGGGAAGATCCTGTTTTCCGTCAAGAACAGGATATGGAAGCCGAGGCTGTAGATCCAGAGAGCGTATATGATACTCAAGAAACTTCATTTAGGTTAAATGAAGGAGAATGACAGGCTACCCACTGCATTCTCAAAGTCTCGCCAAACACTAGCAAGTTTCTATTTTGCCTACCGTTTTTTCTTTTCTAATGCACTTCGGTAGGTGCGTCGTTTTTGCCCGTGTTTTTGCGTGTCAAGTCCGATTTTTGCATAGGTTTCCTCGCTTGCGAGGTAGCCCTGTCATCTTTTTCCGGCTTAGCTCTCGCTTAGGTCCGGCTTCTCCGTAAGCCGGAACGCGGACGGACGCAACGCCCAGAACGCTTCCGCTTGCTCACGGCGCACAAGTCCCAGGTAATGCTCCCGGAGCGTGTTTGCAGAGTCGTGACCGATGAGGGATTGCAAGCGGGCCTCATTCCGGTAAAGGGCAAAGTGGTAAGTGGGAAACGTGTGCCGGAGGACATTCTCCGGCCACGGCTGAATCACCGCTTGCACCCGCTCCCACCGCCGCCGCCAGTTCGGCCGGATGATCAGTTCGTCCGGCTTCCACCTCTCCACTTCACACGCCCGGAGCCATTCCAAAGCCGTAATTTCCAGATCAACGACGCGCCGCTTCCTCGTCCGCCGCTTCGCCGTGATGTTCGCGGACAGCTTGCCCAACGGCACCACGAATTCCCCGGACGCCAGGTGGAAGTCTCCACCCCGGGTCCGCTGAATCTCAGAACGTCGCACCCCGGCAAACATCCCCAGGACCAAATAGACCACGAGATCCCGGTTGGCGGGCCCCATCTCCCAGGCACGCGTCAGCAGCGCCCGCGCCTCCTCCACCGTGGCAAACCGGATCTCGTCCACAATCGGCAGTTCCGGACGGTGGACCAAGGACACGACGTTGGACGCCACCAGCCGTTGCCGCGCCGCCCATCCAAAGACACAGGAGAGCGATGCCAACCGCGCCCGCCGCGTCCCCGCGCTCCACTCCGGCCGCTCCATGTGCCGCATCACATCCGCCGCCGTCGCCTCCGTGGCCGGAATGTCCATCCCGCGCCACCGCTCCACATCGTCCACAAAGTCCTTCCAGTGCAACCGCACTTGGTCCCGGTGCCGGCTTCCCCGGCGTCCCTCCTTGGCCTCGTCCCATCGGGGGAGGAGAGTGGAGAGCGGGGGAGTGTCCGCCGTAGGCCGGGAGGCCAGCCAAAACTCCACCGCGTCCTCGATCGTCCCATGCGCCGCCCGGCACCGGTCTTCCAGTGCCAACCATCGGGCCCGTTCCTCCGGAGTCACCGCGGCCACCCGGTCCCCGGCCCGGCGCAGCTCCGCCCGGAGCCGCGCCCCTTCGCCTTCCGCCTCCTCCTTGCTCGGGAACGACTTCCGGACCCGCTTTCCGTCGATCATCCCCGCATCGAGCATCCACCCGCGCCCATCGCTCCGCTTCCGCACCTTCATGCCTCCACCAAAGCCAGGGCCATGGTGCCGTCAACCCCGGCACACAATCCGGTTGCAAACCTCAGATTTCAAGGAAAGCTAGAGTCACCATAATGAACCGCGTTCACATTTCCAAGCGCACCGCCGCCGGTCTTGGCTACTCCCTGGCCCATCCGCTCCAAATTTGCCAAGCCCCGGAAATCCTTGAGCAATTCACCCGGGTTCACCCTTTTTTCCATTACGATCTCCACGATGCCGAGTTCGTGGCCTACTTCGAATCCCGCACCGGCTACCGCATCACCCAATGCGATTGTGGATGGCCGTTCGTCCGCGATGTCCTCGCCGCCCCGTGGTTCTCGGAAGCATACCCGGACCCGGTCTGGATGCTCACCCGCGCCAAACTGCAAGACGCCTGGGAGATCTGGGAAACGCTCCGGACACCGCCAACCGTCAAGGAATCGTTGACACTGGCCCAGCCGCTCCAATTGGCATTCGATTTCTGACCTCGATTTGTAATCGCCAACCCTGACGGACTCCCTGACTTTCCGGGATGTCTTGCAAATGCCAAAGCAGCGGGGGAGACGGCCCCGCCGGATGTCTTCTTCCAATCTTGGCCGCCGCGGTGCTTTATCACCTCATGGCTCCCAACGTCGAAAAGCTAAACCAATCCGCCCGGCAAGCCCGGGAGAACAAAGCCGATCACGCCGCCATCGCGATTCGTTCGGAACCGGGCACCACGGCCCAAGAGTGATCCCCTGGCCACCCATTGATCACCTCCCGGATCCGCAAACCCGGGTAAGCCCACCACGAGCGCGTGTCCCCGTCAAACGTAGACCCGGCCCGATGGATCCGGACTTGCAAACACGCCCGGGCACCCATCTCCCGAATGAACGGCATCGCTTCCGGTAAAAACCCGGAATCAGAAATCACCACCGTCTTGCCGGCATCAAGCCACGGCTTAACCCGGGCCAAACACGCCAGGCCAAACCCCTCCGGGCCCAACCGCGGTTTCACGAAGTCTTCGGAAAGGTCCTGATACCATCTCCGCAACGTCACCCCGCCCAACCACGGGCAAGACTGTTCCTTGAGCGTCTCCCGGTAAAGCCGGAACGCCACCTCAGAGGGAAACAGAGGCATCGTCATGGCATCGAGAAGGCCGGTCATCTTGGCCACCATGACATCATCCGGAAAAGCCACCTGAAGCTTGCGCGCCAACGTATCTTTGCCCGCACCCGGAGGCCCGGCCAAAAACACCACCCGCGCCCCCCGGATCACCCCTTCCAAATCAAAATCCATTTCCATCACACCCCCACGGACCACAACGCAGAGAACAGCGATGCCAGGAACAACGCGGCCACGATGATCACCGCATCCCCGGGGAACTCAGGCCCCGGAGAAGCGGAGTGAACCAAAAGGGCTGAAACTGCCGCGCTCATGGATCAAGAAATGTTTGCCACATGTGCACGTGGCGCACATGTGCACGATCAGTCGACGTAGCGGGCCAATAGGTGGTTGATGGCCCCGGCGGACGTGGAATCCACATCCACCACCAACGGACGGCCCACCGGTGCCATCGTCAGAAATCCAGGAGACAAGCGAATCTCCTTCGTGGCCGCCCCCAGCGGGATCGATCCACCGGAAACTAGCTTGAACAAACGGGTTGTGGCCGCCGGGTAAGCCACCGCCAAAGCGGAACCACCGAAGGTCAACGTTCCCCCGGTTTTGCTGGACAGCGTCCGCACCTCACCGGTCCGCGTGGCCATGTTGTAGAGATAGAAACGATCATTTTGGGCCAACGTCCCGGCGTAGGCTTCGGACACGGACAACGTGGTGGCACTCACCGCAGCATCCGCCGCCAAGTTGCCGGGGACATCGCCCACCAACATCGCAATCACGGACGCCGCCTTGTCAGACGTGGCGGAAATGTTTTCCAAGACGATCGCCTTGGAGTTGCGGGGAGGAATGACCACCTCAGAAAGAGTGGCATGAGAAGCAAACGCAGCAATCAGAGCAGCAGACAGTTTCATGACTCCGGTTCCGCGGTCAATCCCGCCTCCGCCATCGCGTTCACCATCTCCCACCACATCTTGTCCGTTTGAGATTCCCAGCACTCCTGGCAAAGATCCGGTCCCCCAGGCCCGTCAACGGACGGCCACGTCAGTTCTGTGGCTTCCATTTCCCGGTTGCAACTTGAACACGTCTTCATGCGGGAACTCCATCGGCTAGCTTGGCATGAAAACGCTGCAACACCTCTTCGGCCACGGCGTTGAGAGAGGCAAACACGTTGAAGCCTTGAGAAGCCACGGCCTCGATGCACGGGAAACCGATGCACTTCAAATCCTTCGTAAGATCCTCCATAGCCAGGGCGCCAGGCACGTCCCGCTTGTTGAACTGCCAACACCACGGCAGGTCCGAAAACTCCACGCCGTTTTGCCGGAGAGACTCCTTGGTGATCTCCAAAGACTCGACATTGGCCGCCCGTGACTCCGGCGTAGAATCCGCCACAAAGACAATCCCATCCGCGCCCTTCAGCACCAATTGCCGGGTGGCATGGAACCGGCAATCCCCCGGCACCGTGTAAAGCTGGAACTTCGTATGCCACCCCTTGATCAACACGGCATCGATTGGCAGGTAATCGAAAAACCGGGTCCGGTCCGTGGACGTGGCCATGGACAGCAAATCCCCGCGCCGGTCATCATCGATCCGGGCATGGATGTGTTGCAGGTTCGTAGTCTTCCCGGCAAAGGCCGGACCACAATAGACAATCTTGAACTGCACCTCTTTCGTTTCGGGATTGAACAACGCCATACTTCTTTATCTCCTATACTTTCTAGAATAGTCAAAGAAAATCCCGTGCCGTCCATGTGCCGTGTCCGAGTTGCACAAAACAGACTTTTGACATACTGAATACGGCGTTTACAGAAATACAGGCTTACAAACACGCCCGCAAAAGCTCCGCGCCACCCAAAGCAAAAGGCTTCCCCGATGCCACCGGAGAAGCCTTGAACCTAACACTCCCTGCAGGACTCGAACCTGCGACCCACGGATTAGAAATCCGTGATCGAGCGGGGAAAAGTTGCAAAATGTGCCGCTTTAGTGCCGCCGAATCAGACGACGGCTAAAATTTGGTCCCACACCTCCGACGGTGTCAGCGATAACTGGCCCGCGATCAAGGAGACGAGTGGATGATCAAACGGTACTCGGGGCGCCGTGGCCCAGCGCGCTTTTGCTTCCCATCGCTCTGGACCGTCCGGGTAGAGGCTATCGAGGATAGCCGGGACCGTGTCTGGATCGATTCCGTTTTGAGCCATGAAAACTCGGACCTGGAAAATGGTCGCATCCGGCCGGAGCTGCTCGGGCAACGCGTCATAATATGCCTGCGCAGCGGGCCGCATCGACTCGATCTGCTGCATCGTCGGGACTGCGCCGCCGTCTCCAGCCGCGATCGCGTCCCCTTGCACGATCCAGCCTCCGCGATCCGGCCACGCGTGGTTCAAAATTTGACTTATCGTTACCCCTGCCATACGCGTAATAATGATCCAAGTTTGATTCGCATCTCGTTATTTACGATCTCAGCCGCAGCCTGAAATTGGACGGTTCCGGCATTGCTTCCGTTTTGCAAATTGAGGAAAAATCTCATGAGCGCCCCGCCTACATTTAATGTGTCCTGTGCCCAGTCGGCTAACAACATTTCCTGTCCGAAATTGGTAGCGAATGCACTGAGCGCATTGACTTCAGCATTATACGCCCGACGGCTCTGGTTTATTGCCTGCATCCCGCCTTCGCAGACAAAAAACAACGCTGTTGGATTAGCCGGACCCGTTACAGCAAAACGTGCGCCGCCCGAGCCGATGGCCGAGGACAAAATAACCAGAATCTCCGCCGTATAGTTCGTGTTGGCCGCCACCTCAAATGACAGCCCGGACACATCCGCGAGGTCAACGCTTGATGATGAGAACTCCTGCGCAATTCGCGCCACCGTGGGGCCACCTCCACCTCCTCCGCCGCCAGCAGGGCCCACGAGGGAGGCCAACCACGCCGACTCATCGCCCACGAACCCAGCCGCCACCGCGATCTCATACGCACTGGCTCCATCCTGACCGTCCGCCCCGGGAGCGCCGTCTTGACCGTCTGCGCCTGGAGCACCGTCCTGCCCATCCTCACCGGCAGGGCCCACGAGGGAGGCCAACCACGCCGACTCATCGCCCACGAACCCAGCCGCCACCGCGATCTCATACGCACTGGCTCCATCCTGACCGTCCGCCCCGGGAGCGCCGTTCTGACCGTCTGCGCCGGGAGCACCGTCCTGCCCATCCTCACCGGCAGGGCCCACAAGGGAGGCCAACCACGCCGACTCATCGCCCACGAAACCAGCCGCCACCGCGATCTCATACGCACTGGCTCCATCCTGACCGTCCGCCCCGGGAGCGCCGTCCTGCCCATCCTCACCGGCAGGGCCCACAAGGGAGGC